CTCATGAAGTTCGTTGAGGTAGGAACCGGGCGTTGGGATGCTAAGAAGGAAGAGTGGTCAGGCCTAGCGGTAAACGGCGTACTTCGTGCATCAACTAGGCCCGTCGGAGCAAAGACATCTCGTATGAGCGTACAGGATCCTCCCTTGCAGACACTTCCGCGTGGGCGAATCGTTCGCGACGCGATCGTTGCTCGTCCAGGTCATCGGATCTGCCAAGCGGATTACTCCGGCATGGAGATGAGGGTTCTAGCGAGTGAAGCTCGCGAGACAGCAATGCTCGAAGCCTACGCGCAGGGACTCGACATTCACAACATCACCGCCGCGATTCTCTACGGTGAGAACTTCACCAGTAAGCAGCGCGGGGTCGTCAAGAACGGGGGCTTCTCCAAGATCTACGGCGCCGGGCTTGAGAAGTTCGCGGTGACGGCGAAGATCCCCGTGTCAGATGCTAAGAACTTCCTAGAACGATACGATGAGCTTTACCCGCGAGTTGCAGCCTACATGCAGGAGACGGTTAACCTGGTCATGGAGCGCGCCGGCGGTAAGAGGTCGGGTACAGGTTACGTCGAGCTCATCGACGGAACGATCTTGCCTGTTCCTGGAGACAAGGCATATGTCGGCGTCAACTTCCGAATCCAAGGAAGCTGCTCTAAGGTCTTGAAGCGCAAGATCGTGGAGCTCGATGCCGCCGGGCTAGGTGACAACTTCAGGCTGGCGGTGCATGACGAGATGCTCGTCGAGGTTCCGGACGAGGACGTTGACGAGGCGCAGCACATCATCGGGGAGGTCATGCCTGATCAGTACTCGTTCCCGGGGGTTGTGCTAGAGTGTGAGCAAGACGTTGTTGACCGGTGGGGTCAGCACTACCGTGGGGATGAGTACCCCAAGTATGTTGAAACGGAGGATCCTGCGTGGCTAGTGACGGCGTAAAGATTACCCGAAAGGACGGTCTTACCCCCGAAGAGGGTGCCCTAAGTGATGTACTTGTCATTGCTTGCTCAATCTGGGGCAGACTTCCAAAGCAGCATCCCGATGACGACCGATACTTTACCGACTCGATTCATAGGATTCAAGATCTTCTAACAACTCGAATAGCCCGCCGAGAGTACCCAGACGGCTGGCCTGACAAGGGAAGGGTAGGTACTGATGCCACCTAAAGATATCACGAAACATACCTTCACGGAGAAGGTTTCAGGATCAGGATTTTGCGGTCATCCGTACTGTAACGGAAGATGCTACACGTACGAGCAAACATGCACATGTGGGTACAAGTACTATGGCCGTAAAAACAAGCAACACGAAATCGAACACGTTCTTAAAGAGGAAGGACTTTACAGTGCCAGTTAAAGCATGTTCAGTCGGCGGTAAGCCAGGATACAAGTGGGGCGATAACGGAAAGTGCTACACGTATACCGCTGGCGATGACGCAAGTCGTAAGGCAGCCAAAAAGAAGGCAATTAACCAGGGCCTCGCAATCGGTAACGGAAAGCTCCCGGAGGACTGATGTCCTCAAAGACTCGTGAGAACATCAAGTTTCACTGGCCGCGATACTTTAAGGCCGCGCAGTCAAGATGTATCTATACGAATCATTGGCACCTTTACCTCTTCGTAAAGCGTCCCTGTGCGTTTGGAATTCAGACAGGTCTTTCAGTTAAGCATCGCTTAGGAAGCAATAAGTGGCGTCACACAAGCCTCAAGAAAATGAAGTACAAGTCACACGAGAGAGGTTGCGGACAGGTTTACCACTTTGAGTTGGTACGGCATCTTTCTACCGACTGGAAGGGTCAACGAATACGTGGCTCGAAGAGGTATCTTCGGTTTAAGGTTTGTCTCTAACGAAAGGAAGGAATGATCAGGATCACGATTGAGAAGCTCAATGGAGGTACCGGTAAGCCGAAGGTGATTGCAACCGGGACCATCAAGAACAATCTACACGACACCATCCTTACACAAGGCAAGAAGGGTTCCTATGACTTTGAGTTTAAGAACTCGGTCAGGGTTGTAGCCGACGGAGAGGTTCAAGACTTTCCTCGAAAGGGAAAGAGCGTTTGGCACCTGATCGCGCGCTGCCTAGCTGAAGCGGGGATTAAGTGAACTTGCCTAGCATTGAGATGGTAGTTAACAAGTTCAGGAAGCTTGACTTTATGCAGAAGGTTGAGATGCTCGATGTCCTACTTGTAGGAGAAACGCCGGAGCATCTTAACTGGCGAGCGGAGCTATGCACCGCGCTCCGGCTTGAGGATCTCTATCCCGAACAGCCCGAGGATGAGGAGCCTGAGTATGCGCATCTTGGCCGTTGATCCCGGACCGTCATGTGGGGTTGCATGGGCGGACTTTCACGCACCTAGCGGCAAGCCTCTTTGGGTAAAGACCGACATCCTTCAGGAGTTTGGACCTACCTGTGATGAGCTTGAGTATAGACTCATGATGGATGATTTTGATCTTGTCGTTGTTGAGAAGTTTACGATCAATGCGGGAACGATCAAGAAGGACACGAAGGGAAGTAAGTACGCCATTGAGCTAACTGGAGTGATTCGCTACGCCGCTTGGAGCTACCGCACGCCCCTTGAGGAACAAGCACCTGCTGATGCCATGAACTTCGTGACGAATGACAAGCTCAAGCGGTTAGGCTACTACACCCCAGGTCCTGATCATGCAAACGATGCGATGCGGCATCTGATCCTTGCTGCTGTACGCCATAAGCAAATTAACCTGCAGTCTTTGATACACTAGAATCTAGTTCAAGGAGGAACATGCCCGCAGCAGAACTTAAGAACGGCAGGATCGAGATCGCGTCCGAGTATCGTGAACGCGAGATGATCAAGCTCCTACCCGGGGGCCGGTGGGATACACGTGCCCAGACCTGGTGGGCGCCTCTCTCGTGGGCGACTTGCATCCAGCTTCGAGGCATCTTCGGAAGTATTCTCCAAGTCGGTCCCGAGCTGGGCGCCTGGGCTAAGAATGAGCGAGAAACGAGGGTTGACCCCTGCCTTGCTCTTCGTGTCGCAGAGGACGCTACGCTTGGAGAAGCATTCTCGGATCTGTATCCCTTCCAGCGCGCGGGTATTAAGCTCATGGCGACTTCACAGCAAGCGCTCAACGCTGACTCCATGGGACTCGGAAAGACCGTCCAGGGCATCCTGGCGCTCGAGCTAATCGGAGACGATGCCTTTCCTGCACTTGTGGTCTGTCCGAACTCGATGAAGTTTAAGTGGCAAGAGGAGTACTCAAAGTGGGCTCCTCACCGTCGAACCGTCGTCATCACAGGCGGCAAGGCCGCACGTGTCAAGCAGATCGCACTTATCAAGGAGGGAGAGGCAGATGTGGGAATCATCAATTGGGAGGGTCTTAGAGGGCACTCCCGTCTTGCTGGGTTCGGTTCTATGCAGCTTAGCGAGAACGATAAGACACCCAAGGAGCTTAACGAGATCGGGTTTCAAACCGTAGTTGCCGACGAGGCTCATCGAGCCAAGTCACCTAAGGCAGCTCAGACCCGAGCACTGTGGTGGATGGGGCACCACGCTAAGTATCGGTTCATGCTTACGGGAACACCAATTGCGAACTCACCCGAGGACATCTGGTCGCTGATGCACTTCGTAGCACCGGACGAGTTCCCGTCCAAGACCAAGTTCATCGATCGGTACGGCCTGCAAAGCTGGAACATGTTCGGAGGTCGAGACATCGTTGGGCTCAAGTCTGAGCACAAGGAGGAACTCTTCAAGATCCTCGATCCTCGCTTCATTCGGCGAACGAAGGAGGCGGTCCTACCCGAACTTCCACCTGCAATTCCGATCACCCGAACCGTGGAGATGTCGCCTAAGCAGAAGGGCGCCTACGAGATGATGCGAAAGGAGATGATCGCCGAGCTCGAGAGCGGTCTTCTCGTTGTGACTAATCCGCTTGCCCGAATGACTCGACTTCTTCAGTTCGCGTCAGCATACGGCGAGGTAGACGAAGGCGGCAACCTCATCCTCACGGATCCGTCCTGCAAGGTCGATGCCCTTCTTGAGATCGTTGACGAGCTAGGAGACGACCGAGCTATCGTCTTTGCGGAGTCTCGCCAGCTTATCGAACTTGCGCACAAGCACCTCATTCGGGCTAAGCCTCACGGACCTGGACTTCAGGTCGGTCTCATCACGGGAAACGTGGACGTTATCGACCGAAACAAGTACATTGCCGATTTTAACGCAGGAAAGCTGCCGCTCATGCTCATGACGCTAGGAGCCGGCGGAGAGGGACTCTCGTTTCCGGGGTGCTCAACCGCGATCTTCCTGCAGAGGAGCTTCTCGTTCGTAAAGAACACGCAGGCCGAGGATCGGATTCGCGGCATCGGACGCGGAACGGCCGGGGTTCCTCCTACGATCATCGACATCATCACCCTGAATACGATAGAGTCTCGGGTACACGAGGTCCGTCAGGAGAAGGCAGATCAGCTCGAGGAAGTTGCTCGGGACAAGGAGGTTCTCTTTCAGTGGCTAATGAAGTAGTACTTGTTCTTGATCCTACCGAGAGCGGCTACTACGTTGTAGCGGCATTTACGACCCAAGAACTTGCAGATGAGTACATCAGCAACTCTAGGTATAAGTGGCGCTTTACGACCGAAACCTTTGAGTTAGATATTGATACAGGAGGTTCGAGTGAGTGACTCAAGGATTCAGACTGCGTACGGCAACATCATTGATCCGATCAATCCTCGAGAGGAAGACATCTTCATCGAGGACATCGCGCACGCACTCTCTAACCAGTGTCGTTATGCAGGGCACGTGCGAACCTGGTACTCGGTTGCTGAGCACGCCGTTCGTGTCTCACAGGCTGTGCCCGAGGAATTCGCATTTGAGGCGCTCCATCATGACGACTCTGAGGCGTACCTCATCGACATTCCCTCACCTCTTAAGACGGCGCTCTTTGGGGACCTCTATCGTGAGGTTGAGGAAAGGCTGATGAACGTAATTCATCAGAAGTTTAACATTGTCAGTACCCCTGAATCGCGTAAGGCTATTCACTACGCTGACGTGGCGCTACTCAAGACAGAGGTACGTGATCTTCTTACCCCTGTACCTGATCCTCAGGACAGGTATGAGCTTTGGGAGCAGTGGACGGGTGATGTGGAGATCCTTCCTGAGGTCATCTCACCCGTCTCACCTGAGGTTGCAAGGAATGCGTACATCGCACAGCACTACATTCTTTCACAAAAGCGAGAGGAGCTACAAGTTGTCTAAGACTACAACGGATGATCAGGTCAATCCCAAGCACTACTCTGACTTCGGTGACTGGTCCGCAACGATCATCATCCGGAAATGGAACGAAATCCGCAAGGCTGCGGGGGTTGAGCCTGTCAGCTTCGACGTAGGAAACGCACTCAAGTACATGCAGCGCGCAGGATTTAAGCCTGGTGCGCAGGAGGTCATTGACCTGAAAAAGGCGATCTGGTACATGCAGGAGCGGGTGCATATTCTCGATCCTTCTGAACCCGATCCGGCGGAGGTCAAGTGAGGATGAGCTCCTTCTGGGCTGGATTCGTCACTGGTGTAGGAACCTGTGTTGCGGTTGCGATTGTAGGACTACTCCTGCTTTACAGGCTAGTGATTGACTCGTGGAAGGCTGGCGGTGACGGAACCAACGGGCACGTCTAACATCAGGCTCTCCAACTCGGAGCTAGCAACGTTTCGGCGTTGTAAGAGGAAATGGTGGCTGAATACGTACCGGCGCCTGAAGCCAATTGCTGGGTACGGCTACAACACACCCATTCACATCGGAAACGTCGTTCACGACGCGTTAGCCGCGTACTACGAACCTAGTCTCAGGACAGACCCGGTCTTGTACGCGAAGGCAATCTTTGATGAAGAGCTTGCTGCTAATCCTGCGTACGAGATTGAGATTCTTGAGGAATGGTCCCTCGTTGAACCGATGTTGGTTAGCTACATTGACTGGCTCGAAGAAACGGGTGCTGATCAGAACCTACGATTTTTGGGATCTGAGCGAATGGTTGAAGTTCCTCTTTATGATCAGCACGTGCTGATCTCCAAGCTCGATGCAACGGTCGAGCAGATTTCGGATGGGGCCAAGCTCGCGCTCGAGCACAAGACGGTCGGTGACCTCGAGACTCCTATGCACCTGCTAAAGATCGACACCCAGCTTCTAACGGAGCACCTGGTTCGGTACCTGGATGCACAGGCGAAGGGCTCGACCCAGGAGGAGGCGCTCGACGACTGTCACGGAATTCTCTACAACATGCTTAAGAAGAACAAGCGAACGAGCAGGTCTAGACCTCCTTTCTTCAAGCGCGAGATCATCCCCCACAACGCTCACGAGCTGAACAATCACTGGCGACATGTAATGACTGTTGCACTTGAGATGGACCGCATGAGGAATCTTCTTGACCTCGGAGGAAACCACCACGAGATCGTTCCTCCGTCACCGATGAAGACCTGTAAGTGGGAGTGTGAGTTCTTCAAGGTCTGCCACATGTTTGATGATGGCTCGCAGGTTGAGTCGGCTCTTGAAGCGATGTATGAGGAACACGATCCTCTCGAGCGCTACGCCGGTACGGAGCATCTATGACTCGCTACAAGAAAGCTTTCAGTTGGCACGGCGGAATTGAGAAGTTTCTTAACAGCGTTGTTTTAGAGAAACCTCTCCTAAACGTATGTTCGGGAACCACGTCGTGGGGCGATGTTACCGTTGACCTGTACGAGCCCGCAGACTTTACGTCTCCCTGGACCGTTCTTCCCTTCGAGGATAACACGTTCGGTGCCGTATTTGCTGATCCTCCCTGGGATGTTAACTACAAAAAGGAAGTTTCGAAGTACGTTAAGGAAGCTCTTCGAGTTGCACCTGTCGCTTATCTCATGGCGCCCTGGATTTACTGTGCAGCTTGGGTCGAACTTACAAACGTGTGGTATCGTGAGATTCCTGGCGTGAACACACCCATTTTGATTACAAGGTACGTGAGGTTGTGATACAATTGAACATCTCGAACTCAAACCGTAAGGAGGAATTGTGACCGAACCTAACAAGCCTGATCTTCCCTCGTTTATCCCTGTCGAGATTCAGTCAGCGCGCGCCCAGGCTGAGGCTAGGAAGTTCGAAGCTGAGGCGGAGAAGGCACTTGCTGAGGCTGAGGCAGCCCGCGCAGACAAGCATAAGCAGGAGGTTGAGATCGAGTTCGGCCTGCTCCAGACCGAGCAGGAGAAGATCCGCTTGGAGCGTGAGAGGTACGCTCGGAGTAAGGAGCTTGCGTCAAACGAGTTTCATCACCTCTACCTTTACACCGATGAGGTAAACAGTAAGTCGGTGAACGCGTGTATGAGCCAGCTTGCGGACTGGAACCGTCTTAGCCCGGGGTGCGACATCGAGATCCAGTTCACGTCTCCCGGAGGGTCGATTATCAGCGGCATGGCTCTTTACGACTTCATTCAGCAGATCCGTGATAGCGGTCATAGAGTCATAACCTCTACCATCGGATACGCAGCTTCCATGGCCGGAATTCTTCTTCAGGCCGGTGACGATCGCGTGATGGGTAAGGAGGCCTGGGTACTTATTCATCAGGCTAGCTTCGGCGCGGTCGGCTCGTTCGGGGACGTTGAGGATACCTACGAGTGGGTCAAGAGAATCCAGGGCAGGATCGTTGACATCTTCGCCACGCGCTCCAACCTCTCCAAGAGGGAGATCGAGAAAAACTGGGCACGTAAAGACTGGTGGCTCGACTCCGACGAGTGCCTTAAGTACGGTCTTGTAGATAAGGTGCGCTAGGTGAAGGATACTCGAACAACGCTCACGGCTCTCGTTCATGGCGAGAGCAAGGTCGGAAAGAGCTGGCTCGGTGACACGGTTCCAGGCCCGAGGCTGATCTTGGATTCAGAGGGTCGTGCTAAGTACACGCCCTCTGGACCCAAGGTCTTCTGGGATCCGCGGTCAGGTCCTCCTCCGCGCTATGACGGAACGTGGGAAACCTGTGTTGCACCGGTTCATGAGTACGACCTCATGGCTCTTGCATACCAGTATCTTCGCGGAGGGGAACATGACTTCGTAAGCGCAACGGTTGACTCGCTGATGGAGGTGCAGAAGAGGTGCATCGACGCTGAGGTTGGCACCCGTCAGCTCCAGACAACGGATTGGGGTACGCTTCTTCGCTCGCTTGAGGCACTCGTCCGGCAGTACCGAGACATTACGATGGTGCCGGGTAACAAGCTCAGCGTCGTGGTCTTCATCGTCGGAACACAGCTCGTGGACGGCGTACAGCGTCCTCTTCTCCAGGGTGCGCTCCGAAACACCGTTCCGTATTACATCGACACGATCGGCTACCTCTACAAGCAGCCTACTACAACCCCGGAGGGTCAAACGACATACACCCGTAGTCTTTTGATAGATTCTGTTCCTGGGTTTGTCGCAGGTGACGGAACGGGTAAGCTTCCTGGCCCGGTGATCCAGAATCCGAACTTCACCGAAATGTACGAACTTCTACAAAATCAGCCTGAGGAGGCAATTGCATGACCGAAGAGATGAACTTTCTAGAGCTCTACGAGCAGTATGAGAAGGAGGCTGAAGTTCTTGTCCTCGACCCGGGCAAGCACAAGCTCAAGGTTACAAGCTGCACCCCGAAGGGTAAGGGTCTCTTTCCGACCTACACTCCTGCTGAGGGTCCGGACGCAGGTAAGCGCGTTCTGTGTGGCGTGATGTCGCCTGGAGACAGCCAGAAAGGTAAGATTGCATTTATGCTGATGCTATCCAAGTTTGGCCTCACGAAGGAGTTCTTTGCCCAGAAGCCGACCATGAAGGACGTCGCAAATGCTCTCGTGGGTCGGGTCATCGAGGGTGAGCTAATCATCGAGGCGTGGAACGGTGAGAACCGGAACAAGCTCGGGTTCGGAATCAAGCTCATCTCCGCACCGCCCCTTCCTGCACGTGCAGGGGTTCCGAGCATTCCTACCGCGTCTGCACCTCCCGTTAGTGAGCCTGCAGCAGCAACCCCACCGCAGGCTGCACCCAGCTTCCTACCGCCGCAGGCGCCCGCAGCTTCAGCGGTTGCAGACGGAGATGAGGCGTTCTAAGTGGAGCGTCTCTTCGGATCGTGGCTGGAGCAGACCGCTGAGCTTCAGCAGTCTGCTTACGGCTATGATCCTAGCCAGGAAGAGGACTATGAAAAATGGATCGAGTACATCAGGATCCAGACTCTTGCAGCATTTGTAGAGCTCGGGGAGTTCATTCAGAAGTTGCCGTGGAAGCCGTGGCGTAAGAATCGGCTTCCCGATCTTGAAGGTCCGTCTCGCGATGAGATCATCGAGGAGTTGGTTGATGTGCTTCACTTCATTGCGAATGATCTCTATGCGCTAGGTGTTTCAGATGAAGAGTTATCAGAGATGTACCAGAAGAAGATGAACATTAATCGTTCCCGAATGGCATCAGGAGGACACTGATGGGTTGGCTCGACAAGATCAAATACAAGAAGGTTGTCGTTACAAAGCCTAACGCGGTTGACACTAATGACCTAACACACGTTGACTGTCAAGGTCTTGCCGGAGCGTGGACGCTGGGAACGGCACAGGCCGGATTTTCGCTGGTTCATCGAGCGTCGTTGGGCGCCTTCGGAGACACGATCATCGAGTCTAACAGAAGCCTCGTCCCAGGGCCTTGGGAGCAGGATCCTGGGGCGGGGCTGAGTGAGTGGGAACCTGCTCAGGCAGCATACCTTACGGGAACACCGCCCTGTAGCGGGTTCTCACTCCTCAACAACTCCAAGAAAGGCAACAAGCGAGGACCTGAGTCCTCGATCAACGACTGTATGAAGGAGCTGATTGGTTACGCCGGTGATAAGATTACCGGTCGTGACGGTAAGAAGGGTCCCGAGATTGTCTCGTTCGAGTCGGTTCAGGGAGCCTTCAAGCAGGGACGCTCGCTCATGCAGTACCTGCGTCAAGACCTCGAGAAGAGAACGGGTCAGAAGTACGACTTGACCCATGTTCTTTGCTCGGGGTCGTCCGTGGGCGCGGCGCAGATGAGGCATCGCTACTACTTCGTCGCGCACCGTGTGCCCTTCGGCGTCGACTACCCAGAGAAGCGCAGGGTCGTTACCTACCAGGATGCTATCGGGGACCTCCAGGGACTCAAGGATACCTGGGACACTCAGCGGGTTAAGGCTAAGAAGTTTGATCCTTGGTGGCTCGATGAGCAAGGAATTCTCAAGTCAGTTTCACCTCTTCAGTGGGAGGTTGACGCGCATATTGGTGCTGACAATCCGCGGGTGCGTCTCATGATTGATGTCCTCGAACCGTACTGGCCCTCGGGCAAGAGCGTCGAGACCGCACTTGTGAACTACCGAGAGAAGCACGGCAAGTTCCCGGAGGGAACCGAGAACTGGTGGGACTACGAGAAGGACATCATGAAGGGGTTTGCACACCCAACTCGCATCTCCGCTGACAAGCCCGGGTACGTATGCACCGGAGGCTGCGTCTTTGACTTCGTTCATTGGAAGGAACCTCGGTTCCTCAGCGTTCGTGAGTGTGCTCGCCTCATGGGGTACCCGGATGCCTGGTCTTGGAGTGCCGCTGTCTCGGTCTCGCAGGCGGGAGCCTTCGTGGGTAAATGTTGCCCGGTGACCACCGGTCGATGGATCTCCACCTGGGCACGGCGTGCCTTGGAAGGTATGCCAGGTGAGCAGGGCCAGAAGATTGGTGATCGTGAGTACGTTCACAACTCGACACTTGCCTACAAGCCTTGGCTCAAAGAACAACTTTCGAATGAATGAGTGCAGATGCGGGTGTGGTTCACTAGTTTCTAACCAATTTAAGCGGGGTCATAATCTTCGTTTAGTCAATCCAATGAAAAACTTGGAAGTTGCTCAAAGACAAGTACGAACTCGAGTAGAAAAAGGTTCTCAAAAAGGAGAGAAACATCATCATTGGAATGGCGGTATTTGGAATGAGTATGGTAACTGGCACAAAAGACTAAGAGCGCTCAAAACAAAAACAGGAATATGCACATCTTGTGGAAAACAACCCAAACCTGATAAATTAGGTCGTGCAGGAACTGATTGGTCATATGTAGGATCTAGTGATAAAGGCTGGGAAACTTCATTAGATACGTACATTGAAGAGTGCAGAAGCTGTAATCTAAGGAGGCGGTAACATTGATTCGAGTTGCTATTGCAGGAGTTGGAAATTGTGCCAACTCATTCATTCAGGGTCTGAACTACTACCAGCGTGCTGAGGAATTTGACAAGGTTCCTGGGTTGATGCACACCGTTTTGGGTGGGTACAAGATCAAGGACATCGAGATCGTTGCTGCCTTCGACGTTGTGAAGGGTAAAGTAGGAAAGCCCCTCAAGGAGGCGATGTGGGCGCACCCGAACGACACCATTCGATTTAGTGACGGACTTGAGCATGGCGGAACGGACACGATCGTTCAGCGAGGGATGCTTCACGACGGTATCGGTAAGTATCTCAAGGAAGTTGTAGAGATTGATCGAAGTCAAGCCGTAGACGTTTCGGAAGTTCTTAAAGAACGCAATGTTGATGTTCTTGTCAACTATCTACCTGTAGGCTCGGAGAGCGCTGTCAAATGGTATGTAGAACATGCCCTCCAGGCTAAATGTGCTCTAGTAAACTGTATGCCAATTTTTATCGCACGTGAGGACTACTGGCAGAAGCGCTTCAAGAAGGCGAAGGTTCCGGTCATCGGCGACGACATCAAGTCACAGGTTGGTGCTACGATCGTCCATCGTGTTCTCGCCCAGCTCTTCAACGAGCGTGGGATCCACCTCGACCGGACGATGCAGCTGAACGTCGGCGGCAACTCCGACTTCCTCAACATGCTGGAGCGCGAGCGCCTAGCTTCCAAGAAGGAGAGTAAGACAAATGCGGTCACCTCAATTGCCGGGGTGGACTTCGCACCCGGAGACATCCATGTTGGCCCGTCAGATCACGTACCGTTTCTTTCAGACCGAAAGTGGGCTTACATTAGGCTTGAGGGATCTGGGTTCGGGAATGTACCAACTAATCTGGAACTTAAACTCGAAGTCTGGGATAGTCCTAATTCAGCTGGTGTCGTTATTGACGCTGTCAGACTTGCTAAGATCGGGCTGGATCGAAGACTTTCTGGAGCCTTATGTGCGCCGTCTAGTTACCTCATGAAGTCACCGCCAATCCAGGTTCGAGACGACCAAGCGCGTGAAGACACCGAAGCATTCATCAAGGGGGAGTAGTGGAAAAGTCAATCGTCTTTGACTTCGACGGCACGTTGCTTAACTCGATGCCACCGCTTACGAAGCAGGCTACAAAGCTCATCTCAGATCACTACCTTGTGTCCGGTGAGTTTGCTTACAGGGAGTACACCCAGACCGTCGGACTCTCATTTGAGGAGCAGCTATTCAGTATCTTCGGAGAGCAGGAAGCGGAAAAACACGGAGAAGTTGCGGACATCTTCTACGAGATTCAGAAGAACATCTACGCTGCTGCCGGGCTTCACGAGGGCGTGCGAGAGGAGCTGTCATTGCTTAAGTACTTGAGCGTGCCCTTTGCAATCGTGTCAAGCACACACGGAGACCTAGTCCGTCAGGCAATCCGGCGCTGGGAACTTCCCACTCCGTCACACGTGATGGGCAGGGATGCCGGTCCTAAGGGCTGGCAGCTTACGGCACTCAAGGGTGCCGGGTACCGGGTCTTCATCGGAGATACCCCCATCGACGGCCAAATCGCTGAGGACGCGAGGATTCCCTTCATCGGAGTGGAACACACGTTCCCACGGTCGGTGTTCAGAGAGGCCGATCTAGTCTCCGAGATGGACCTTCACGACGCGGTGGCAGTTGCCCTTAAGGGTACGGAGTCGACCTCCCTACGCACCTCTCAGAGCTCCTGATGCACACTAGAAAGGTCTAAATGCCAGACGAGGCACGACTTAACGAGTTCGGCACCTTCTGTCTACTGAAGAAAGGGGTGAACGGCCCAGACGTGCATATGAAGGCAGCGGGCGCAGGAACAGAAGGAGCCGAGAACCGCGAGTGGAAGCTGGCGGTGTACAACAACTTCTGTAGTACACCGTCAGCAGCGGTTGTTTGGGCAGAGTGGCTTACACCTGAGGATATTATGGCAGATGCGACCAGCCTTCAAGATTGGATTGCCTGTAATTGGAAGGGAATTCCGATCAGGCAAAATAGACGCCCGGCACGCTCCGTTCCTAAGTTAACCCAAAGTCTTGTTACACTTGCAGACTGGATGATGACTGATTATCACAAGCTAGGAGAGATGGACTATGAAGAAGCATGGAAGTCGCTCGACGACGTCTACACCTGGGGACGGTACGTCAAGATCAAGTTTCTTGAGACAGCTCGACGCTATCTCGGACACGATCATCTCGTTGCACCAAACATTAGAGCTGCTGGTGGATGGAGCCCTCGAAGAGCTCTTGCCCTACTCTACCCCGAGTACGGAACCCGAATTGCAAACAAGGATCGAAACGATAAGGCAACGCTTTCATTCGTCTACGGAGTTGCTAACGACGTGCGGAATTTTGTGTCGGAGAGCTTCTGTCCTGTTAGCAATTATGAATTCGAGGCACTACTCTGCAACTACCGTCAAACGCTTTCCGAAAGGAAAGCCTTCTACGTCGGCAGAACGATAGACTCTGAGCTAGAATACGACACCAAGGTCAGAAGCTACTGGGGGGAGGATCCCTATCGTGGGCAGTTCGACTTCTTTGAAACACGTAAGGCCGCATTTCCGGAGCGGTGTCTCGGGGAGATTCAGGGATGGGACGGAGTACGTAAGGACCTGTCCCCTCTACTTCGCGAGAACGGATACGTTTGGTCAGACGTCCTTTACGACTACCAGGCCAGTAAGGATAACCTGGCTCACCCGGTTAGGTGGGTAGCGTGAGAGACTTTTGGGACGATCTTTGTGGGATGGAGTGGTGGGAGTACGGTCTTATCGTTCTGATGCTCATTGCGTACTTTACGTTTTGTGTCTGTTTGGCATGGGCCGTTAGCGGAAGATTTCCTCTATGAACGTTTGGAAGATTCGAGATAACCTCTTCATCAGAGGCATGTTCAGCGACAGGCCCTATAAGCTCCAAGAACTGAAGGATCTTGAGATCGGTACCGTGATCTGTATGCTGCGGAAGACCGATCCCGATCTCAAGAACCTGGATTGGCTGACGTACGCCAACTTCCCGCTGCCGGATACAGACTACGTCAAGGAGGAGGCTCTTTGGGGAGCAGCCTTCCTAGCGAGCCGTGAGCTTTACGCTGGAAAGAAAGTCCTGATACACTGTATCGCTGCGCGCGACAGGGCTCCGACAACGGCGGCTGTCACGCTTTGCCTAAAGGAAGGGATCTCAGGAGTGGACGCTATGGCCCAGGTAAAGAGAATCAAACCGACAACCTTCCACAACAAGGCCTTCGTGGCGTACCTGAGAGGAATCCAGGCCAATGCTGATTAACCTACGCGGATCGCATGGGTCCGGTAAGACATACGTCTCTCATCGTCTTATCGACGAGCATGCACACGAGGCTTTGATCGAGCCGGAGTACGTGCAGGAGAAGCACTTCATTAAGCCTAACTGTCACGCTATCGAGGGCGGTCTTTACATTCTCGGGCGTTGGAAGTCGGGCATGGACGGCATCTTCCCACAGACAATCGTCGAGGAGATGATCGAGTACTGGGCTCCTAAGGGACACGTGATCTGGGAGAACGTCATGGTTTCAGCGAACGTCGGACGCTGGGCCGTTCTCTCGCATAAGCTTGAGCCGATCAACCACAACATCTGGGCCTTCTTCGACACGCCTCTTGAACTTTCGATTGAGCGCGTGATGTCACGTCGGCAGGAATCCGCTGAGCGAGGTTTCAACCATCGTCAGGAGGATAGTGAGGTCAAACTCGACGTACTTGCCCAGCATTGGCGCCGGTGCCGACGCGCAGCCGTGCGTGCCTACCAGGACGGAATCGACGTCCGGTGGATCGACCACACCTGTGCGTACGAGCAGGTGTATGACCTGCTTGCAACAGAGGGAGATTGGAATCCACCGGGAGGCGGAAGTCTTTACGGCGCTCCAGAGCTCATTCCGTGGCAACCTACGGAGGAGGAGATCGAGTACGTCCTGAAGACTGCTATTCTTCCCTGGGAGCCTGAGGATACCGTTACCAAGACGAGCTATGTTTCGGCACCTCGAATGAAGTTCAGCAAGAACCCAGACCAGGAGTTCGGTCTCGCGGTCAAGCGATGGGGCGCAGGATACGAGGATAGTGAGGTCTTTGGGCATACCGTCAAGAGCTGGGAGGGCTACCACAACCCTCAGAAGATTATCCTCCCACCTGCGCCCAAGACGGTTACGATGATAACGACACGTAGAATAACACAAGTGGAGACTGAGGAACTGATCGGACTTGGCGGAGAGGTTCAGGTGTGGCCGAGTGCCTCATAAGGATCCTGTTGCAAGAAAAGCTTGTATGCGAGAAGCGCAGCGACGGTACCGAAACAGTAATGCCGCCTATCAGTTGCGTGAGGATCAGCGAAGTACCCTTCGCCGAGTAAGAGAACGACTTCAACGACACAGAGAGGAAGCAGAGGCTCTATATGCCTGAGTATAACTACAAGGATAACGCGCGTTTAGCGTATGACGCGAACAAGAAAAGACTGCGCACCGAGGGCGCTATCATTCTAGATGTTATCATGAATGAGGCACTAGCTGAGATGACCGCTCAGTTTAATGAGGCTCTAGCTAACGGTGAGATTCTGGAGATCGGGGGCTCCCGTGAGGAGATGAAGCGATTCCTTCGAATCGCAGCAACACGTGAGCTAGGTGCCTGAACGTGAAGGCGACTGTAAAGGAACGAATCCGGATTCTTGACTTCGACATCGAAGCTCGGCCCCTCTCATACCTTGGGTCAGACTTTACCACCCGGGAGATCACCGCAATCGCGTGGTGCTGGGTAGGCGAAGGATCGGAGCCTGAGGTTAGGGCCATTCCTGAGGTGTCCATCATCAAGATGCTTGGTGACTTTCTCAAGGTTTACAACCAGGCCGGAATGGTTACCGGGCACTATGTAAGAGGGTACGACCTGCCGACGATTAACGGCGCGCTACTTGAACTAGGTGAGGCTCCTCTTCAAAGCAAGCTCGCACATGACACAAGCATCGACCTCATCAAGAGGTCAGGAATCTCAGGAAGTCAGGAGAACCTCGGTGCAATGCTGGGACTCGATGCACCTAAGATCGGGATGAACCAGCATAAGTGGCGAACCGCTAACCGTCTTACGAAGGAGGGAATTGCGCTTACCAAGGAGCGCGTTGTTGGAGACGTCATTCAGCACATGGAGCTTCGAGCCGCGCTTCTGGCGCAGGGCTCACTAGGTCCGCCTCGCATGTGGACCTCCAGTCCGACACCTTACGCAAGCTACACACCCTAGGAGGAGACGTGAGTGAAGATGAGCACGCTGTCGCACCAAGTAACTCTGTACCCCGAAGAACTCGAGGCCCTGCAGACCTACTGGCGGAACGCCGGACGTACACCCGACGGTTCGGGTCCGGAAGAGAAACACCTACAGTTGAGGCTTTTCTACGACATGCTGAACGGTTTGGAACAGAGGGAGTTGTGGATGCTGCAATCGAAACAGGATACGGAGCTGATGCCTGTGTTCGCATTCTCGAGCACTGTGACCGACTTGATGCCGCGGAGATACTTGCTCGACGGCCAGGCGCCCGCCTTACAAAGAAGTCGCCCGCTGTGGATAGGGTAAATGACCTACTAGGTATTCCAAAGGATAAACCGCAAAGTAAGATAGAGTAAAGATATGGAGCATGTGGTTTTCCTTAAGTGGGCTCTCCTTAACGCGCTAACCGCGGTCTTCTTTGTCGCTGCCGGGTACCTCTATCACTCGCACATTCACGGCGCGGCTCTTGTTGCCGTCCCGATGCTCCTCACACTCTTTACGTTCATGACGGCATACGGAGGCTGGCTTTGTTGGAAGACGGATCTTGCGACTAAGACCTACCTAAAGGATAGGATCCGACACGATCTTGATTGGCTTAACTACTTTGCGTATACCCTGCAGGTAGGAGGTATCATGTGTACCCTCATCGGGTTCTACCTGATCCTAGGTCACGGCATCGAAGCGAACTTCCAGCAAAAGCTAGCAGGTGGTAGCGTGGCGTTGCTAGGTTCATTCGTGGGCGTTCTCTGTTCGCTTGTTCTACTTACCGAGCAGAGAGTCATCGAGCACGAGCTAGGAGGATAACCTTGCACGGACAGCGACCTATGGTCGTGGTCGTGGACATGCTCTGTTGTCTTCTGATCGTCTTTCTGCTCCTGGCTGCGCCGCCAGCAAAGCCTCCGAATCCTCCGACATACGGACAGTACGCCGTAACGATTCAGTGGCGAAGCGGAAGTAACAACGATGTCGATCTCTACGTAAGAGACCCCGTGGGAAACGTCTGCTTCTTCGCGGCTGAGAACATCGGACTTATGCAGCTTGAGGGAGACGATCTCGGGACCAAGACGTCAGGAACCACGACACTCTCGGACGGAAGAAAGATCGTTGTGCCGAGAAACTCCGAACGTACGGTCATTCGGGGTATCATCGCCGGAGAGTACACCGTGAATGTTCACATGTACCTCCGAAATGACAAGTTGCCTCCTGATACGATTGTTCTCGTCCAGCTCTGGACCCTTCGAGGGAATGATCATGTGATTCACCAGCAGTACATTACACTGCACGGCACCGGTGACGAGCAGACGGCTTTTCGCTTTAGGATGAATGAGGTAGGAAACGTGACTTCCTACAATCGACTTCCTGCTCACTTCACGGGGTACAGCAGCATTCCTACCGTATTCTCAGGATCACCCGGTTGATCATCTTCATCGGTTTTGTGCTTCTCTTTACCGTCCTTCTCTGGGGACTTATCTACGCTCGAGGACCTTGGTGGTCCAAGCTAGCTGTTACCGTAGTCACGCTCTCCTTTACGTTTCTAGTTTGGGGTGCTCTCGGTTCATACCGGGGTTGGCCAGCACCCCTAAGCCTTCCGTCTAACGCCGTTTTCATCTCCTGTGAGGTTAACGAGCCGGATGCCGTTAGCAACGATCCGGGTGCAATTTACCTATGGCTCATTCCGGCAAAGCGCCAGCAGGATCTGGTTGGGTACCACTCCAGTAGGTATGAACCTAGGGCCTATAAGGAGCACTATTCAGAGGAGCTCGCATCAGCTTGTGATCAGGCATCTAAGATGTCGAAGACGAGTCCTACGGGAGTTGGTTTGCATACCGTCCGTTCTTCGGCTAAAATTCACGGAGTAACACGAGGACAATCGTCAGCGGGTGAGTACCATCCTTACTTGCTTCCTCCTCCCGCAATTCCTAGAAAAGGAGCACGGTGAACAAGGCCACTGTAACCGTTATCATCGCAGCAGTTCTTTCACTTGCGTTTGCTGCGTGGGTTGTTAGTAACGCAACGTCAAGTAAGAAGAAGAATGCCGCCCCTGCGGTCGCACATACTAGTCAGCCTACGCCAGCAGTTGCAGGCGTAACCTTTGCGCAGGTGTTCAACCGTACGCCACCTACCACGCTCCAGGTTACGTCGATCGGTAAGTGTGCTCAGAATCCTAGCGACGCTACGGTCTATGCCTGTGACTTCGGCGTGACCAAGGTAGCGACCGGCCAGAAAATCTGTGCGGCCGTTTCATTTAGCCTGAACGCTACGACCAACAAGATAAAGTATCTTCAGAGTGTTCGGGTTGCCGACAAGTACTGCACTACAACCGCGTGAATGAACGTAAAAGGTTAGGGCTTCTTGCAACCGGGCTTGCACTTCTTTCGGCGCCGGTCGTTATCTTTTGGGAGCGTAGCAACGGGCATGGCCTAGCATTTTCGGTTGCGGTTGCGCTTTTCGCCGTGGCTGCCTTTAGAGGACTGATGGATCAGTTCTTTAAGCATACAATGAAGGCACCTAGCCTCTTTGGTGTGAGCGATCCGCTAGCTCGAGAGGATGACGCACTTTACCGCCGGCGCATCCACTTCTGGGGAGTTTTCTTTAAGCTAACCCCACTGTGGCTTTTTCTAGCGTGGCGCGGACCGCACATCATGGGGTACCTGACAAATCCTCAGTACCTTCAGACGCTGATCATGCTCCCGATTTTCTTCCTGTTCAACTTCCTCATCTTCATGGGGCCTATGGTTGCAATGGGAATCTCACAGATTAGAGGGTTTGAGCCAGGAGATGCGAGCTGGGGTGTAAAGCTCGAAGACGTGCGTGGTCAGGCTGAGGCCAAGGATGAGATCAACAAGATCATTACGCTCTGGCAGTCGGGCGAGAAGTTTGTAGAAGCGGGAGGGAAACGAGAGAGAGGAATCCTCTTTCTCGGCCCTCCCGGTACCGGAAAGACGATGCTAGCCAAAGCAATTGCGACTGGATTCAACTGCCCAATCGTGACGATTCCTGGCTCGGGTTTTGCCCAAATGTTTATGGGTCTTGATATTGTGATCGTGCGCTTTATGGCGCGTAAGGCGAAAAAGCTAGCCTCCAAGTGGGGCGGCCAGTGTATCGTCTTCATCGACGAGATCGACGCGGTCGGGATGAGGCGTTCCGCGCTTCTTCCAGGAGGACGCAAGCAAGACCAGATTGCAGGCGGGATGGGAATGATGGGAATGGGTGGCATGGCGATCAACCAGCTTCTCGTCGTCATGGATGGCATCGACTCTCCGGGCTTTTTTAAGCGGTGGACCGTCTCGAAGTTCAACACGCTTCTCGACGCCTCATACCTCGTGCCTCGCCGGGTCAAGGGTCACAGCCTTAGGATGCGTCCCGCAAAGCCCTCAGGGAATCAGATTTACTTCATCGGCGCAACGAACGTGGCGCTCGAGGCACTCGATCCCGCCCTTACGCGCGCTGGGCGCATGGGACGCCACATCTACTTCCGTGAACCGACCAAGAAGGACCGCATCGACGTCTTTGACCTCTACCTAGGAAAGGTGAAGCATGATCCTGAAATGGATGCGCCGGAGGCGAGAGAGGAAATTGCTCGCGTCACGTCTGGATACAGCCCTGCGGACATCGAGCAAGTCTGCTCTCTTGCTCTCACCTATGCGCATCACTCCAATCGAGAGGCCTTTACTCGTGATGAT